CATCGTGCCTTTCGTGTCGGTCGTTGATGCGAGCGTGCGGCCTTCGTTCTTGCCGAACTGGTTGTAGTGCCAGTTTGCGTATGCGTCCTGGTTGCCGCCGAACAGCGCCTTGATGTCGGGTTTTGCCCACTCGGCCTGAAGGTCAGGCTGTTGCATGTAGGCGGCATAGTTGAAGCCGCCCGGAGCCTGTGTTGCCACCGTCTTCCAATTGTCCCCGCCGTTGCGGATCATGCCGCCGACGGCGCCGCCTAGCGCGCTGCCGATAGGGCCGAGGCCCGGAATGAAGCTGCCCGCAACGCTGCCGATCAGGCCCGCCGCCGCGTTTGACCCGCCGCCGCCTGTGTGACCCTGAACCGGCTGGCCCGCGCCGAGGTTCGGCAGCATCTGCGAGCCGCCGCTCATCCCGCCGCCCATCCCGCCGCCGCCACCGTAGGCCGCCTGATAGTCCTGTGGCGCGATGCCGAACAGCGCCGCGAGCTTGTTAGAGGCAGCGCCGCCCGTCATGTAGCCGGGCGCAGCTAGGCCGCGCTGGTCCGTGTAGATCTGGCGCTGCAAGGCCGTCGTCTGGTTCGCCGCGTCCTGTTGTGCGTTTGCCGCAGCCTGCCCGCCTTGGCCCGACATATAGCCGCCAGCCAGTGACGCGCCCGCATTGATCAGCGCGGGAGCGTTATCGGCTGCGAACTTGATGACTGTATCCCATCCGCTCATTTATGCCGTCCACGTCACTGACATACTGCCGGACAAGCCCGGCGCCGTTATCTCGTTCGTTCCACTCGCGCGCTGTATCTCGAGCCGGATGTCCACCTGCGCGCCTTCGTTCGCCGGAATGAGAACTGCGGTCAGGGGCAGGCCTGTGAATGAGGTCGTCCAGAATGGACCGATGGTGAACGGTATTCCCGCCTCGCTCTCGGCAATCGCAGCCGCGTAATCCACCGTGAACGTACCGCTATCGAGCGTGTATTCCGTGCCGCCGCCCGTCAGTTCTTCCCTGATGCGCCAGTTGCCGCTGAAGCTTGTGTCAACCGTCCCATCGTCGCTAAGCCCGCCGCTGATGAAGGCGTCTGTGTTGACCGTGATGCTGTAGTCCCCACCTGCGCCTGTCGGGGTTAGCGTGACCGTGGCAATCGTCACCCACGTTGCACCGCTGCTGACACCGCCACTGAACGCCGCAGCGTTGGAGGTTGTGCCACCGCCACCGCTCGCCGCAGCCTGCACCGCCGCGTCGTTGACGATCCGCGCCGCGCGCTCCGCCGCAAGCGCCGCCTCTGCCGCCGCCTGCTGTTGGGCCAGGATCGCAACGCCGCTGTTGACGTTGCTGGAGAACTTCACCCCGCCCGTCAGGTACTTGTACCACTCGTTAGTCAGCCGCCCCTCTTTATCGACCAGAGGCACGCCCAGCGATGGCGGTTTAGGCGCCCGCTCAACCATCACAGGTCCTCATTGACGATGACGCCGAGGTACGCGGCTTTGACCGGGTCGGACTTGCGGAACTGGAACACCATTCCCGCGAGCTTCGTGCGGCCGCAGCGATGCCAGACCGTGCGCTGGTCATAGACACCCAGCGCGCCCAGCTTCCGGTCGCGCCAGTTTGTCCACGTATTGCCGCCATCCACTGAGGCGCGCATCTGCACGATGGGGTCAGAGCCCTGCCCGGTCGAAATGCCCACGCCCTTGCTACTCTCGAGCCGCAGCGTCGTGATCGGCAAGCTATCGGGAGCGCCCGACAGGTGCGCCGTGAACTCGCGCACAATCTCCGTCCCCATCGTCGTTGTGTTCGCCATGCTTTCCGACGTGTAGTCCCGGCTCAGCTCGTCAAACTGGCCCGTTGCATCGCAGACGAACACGCGGCCCGCAGCCGTGATGATGTCCGTATAACGCCACGTCGCGGTCAGGTTCGTCCCGCGCGTGTGCCATTCCTGCGTCAGCACATCGAACACCATGCAGGCGCTCGGCGTGCGGTACGCGACAAAGATGTGACCCCGGTCCTGGTATGTCTTGCCGATGATGTTCGCCGCGCCTGCCGATCTCAGCGCCGCAGATACCCACGGCTCGGAGATGATGGGCGAGCCGCCCTGTCCCAGCCGGCGGACGTTGAACGCCTCGTCCACGAAGAAGAGCGAGTTGTCAGCCTTGACGATGCCGTCACGGCACGCGCAGCCCACTTGCTGCGTCATGCCCGCCTGCGCCGCGAAGGGGTCCGTGCTGTCGCCAGTCTGCGACCAGACTTCAATCGTTTGCGAGCCCAGCAGGTAGTAGAACTCACCCAGCACGCGGCCCGCGATGATGTCGTCAGGCGAGCTTTCCGCCGTGTAGTAGTTCAGCGCCGTTGTGGCGCTAAGGTCGAGAACCGACGTAAACCCGAAACGGTTCTTCCACGTCATCAGCCCGCGCTGGCCCAGCGTGTCCACACTGGTGAAGACCGAAGCGCCCGCGTCTGACAGAAGGGTCGTGAAGCCCGTGTTCACCGCGCTGTCAGTGTAAGCAACCGTCGTGTTTGCCGCTGCAAGCGATGTCGTGCCGAACGTGAACGCGCCGTCCGATTTGGTGGCTGTAACGTAGCCGATGCGGACCCGCGTCGTCAGAACCGTGGGCAATGCCGCAGCCGCAGCCGATGCGCTGGCATAGCCCGTGGCGTTGGCAGGCGCTTCGATTGGCGTGATGGTCCCGGCAGCGTCGATGTCCAGTGCAACCGCGCCGAACAGGCCTAGCGGAACCACGTCATTGCCCGGCGCCGTACCCGCAGCAACCGCCGTCTTGTTATAGACCGTTCCAGCTATCGAATAGCTGAACGCGCCGGTTGCGACGTTTGCAGGCGTGGAGCCTATCGCAAGATTGGGATCGACCGTGACCCCGTCCGAGGCCCGCCTGATATACGTCCCGTCCGACACATAGGGCTGGCCGTTGAAAAGCCCGAAGCCCTCGGTTTCCGTGAACGCGAAGTCGCCACGGTCTGTCCCGGCAATCGTCCCCGTGAGGCTTCCCGTGGTGTTGCTCGATGGCGTGAACGTGGACAGGGTCGTCCCCTGCGCAATCAGCACATTGCCCGAGGCGTGGCCGTCTGCCTGCCACATCCCACGGCACGCGCCGGCGAAGTCGGCACGCTGCAATGAGCCAGGCGCTTCGATCAGCACGTTCTCGCGTTGCGGGTCGTTCGGATGCGGTTCGCGATAGACGTTGTGGCACTTCTTCTCGGCAAGCCCCGTGACAACAGCGGAGGCCGCAGACGTCGCCATCGGCACGCGCATCAGAAGTATTCCGCCCGCGTCGGCTTGTTGAACCGCTCGCCGCTCTGGACCAGCCGCCGCAGGTTGCGCTCTGCTGTCGGCTCATAGGTCTGCCGGAACGATGCGGCCTGCCCGCCGTCCATGTAATCGTCAGCCGCATGACACGCCACGTACATGGCGAGGTCTTCCAGCATCGACTGCGGGCAAGCGCTGTCGGACCAGTAGGCAATGCCGAGGTCGCGCAGCTTCTCGTTGACGCTGGCAATCAGCCCCTCAATTAGCGCGGTATCCTCGGCTTCCGCCGTCTCGCCTGCTTGCAGCACCTTGAGCTTCTGAAGCACGCGGTTGCGCAGCTCGGCAAGGGTCGCGTCAGCCATTGACCACCTCGCCCTCGATCACTTCCATCGGTTCGCGTGTCGCGCCTTCCAGCGCCGCGCGCAGCCGTTCGATGCCCCAGCGCTTGTCATAGTTCGCGCCGAGGTCGTCCAGTTGCTGCTTGATGATGGCGCGTTCGTCCTGTTCCCGGCTGCCTCTCGGCTCCGGCGCATCCTGCGGAACTTCCGTGAAATACGGATGGTTCCGCAGTTTGTTGACCTGCCACGGGAGAAGGTGGCCGACATCAACAGGAGCGCCAGCCGAAAACGTGACGCCGTAGAGGGAGGCGAACTCGTCGCCCCCCTCATCGTCACCTTTCCAGATGAAGGCCGTCATTAAACGGCCAGCGTCGGATCGACGACGTAGTACACGACGAGCGAAATTGTGCCCGTGTGGCCTGCGTTGCCTGCCACGTTGGCTTCGACTTGCAGCTTCGTTTTCTTCGTGAAGAACGGCAGCACGCCAGTGGCGAGAATGCCGCTCAGCGGGTACATGAGCCCGACCACCGGCGACACGTTGCCAGCAGCGAACACGTCCCCCGTCAGCACGCCGAGATTGCCAAGCCCGTCAGGGTCAGCAGCGTCATACGTGCCAGAGCCGCCGTTAGCGGCCCAACCGAGGTCCATGTCCAGCGTCTCCGTGCCGGTATCAAGGTCGGCGCCGTAGAACATGCCTCCGACGACAACCGCCCCGGCCGGAACCCAGCACATTTCGAAAATGTCGCCATCTTCGACCGCAGCCCCGATTGTGTAGGAGCCGTAAGCGCACTGGAGAACGCCCGCCAGGGAAGGACCCGCAATCGGGAAGCCCGTTGCACCGCGCGTAGCGGTGAGTGTTTCAGCAACCATTGTTCAGTGCTCCTTACGAGTCGGCGGCGGCTGCGAAGAAGCACGACACCATGCCGTGTTGCTTGCCGTTGTATGCGAGTTTTTTGACGCCAAGCAGTTCCTCGATGGCGACACCGGGGCGGAACTTGTAGTCTTTGTCCATGTCGCTGCGCGGGGTCGGTTCCTGGCCCCATGCGATGCCGACAGCCTGCGCGCCGCACAGGAACACCGGACGGACGTCCGTCGTTCCAGAAGCGCCGGCGTTGGTCAGGTTGTAAGTGCCGGTCGATGCGATGTCGTCGATCTCCGGGACTTCGCGATGGATGATCCCGTCATAGAGCAGGTCCCCATCCTGGAAGATCGGGTTGTCGTCCATGCCAGAACCTTCACGCGAGCGAGCCTCACGGTTCGCTTGCGTCATCGTGGTGTCAGCCTTCAGGTCGCGGAACGTCCGCGCGCCGTGGAACGCCACGTAGTATTCCCGGCCGTCCGCTGTCTTGTACGGGCGGATATGGGGGTCAGCCGACTTGGCGATGCGCTTGGCCAGCGACATCGACGCAACCGTGCATTTGTCATCGGTCGTGTCGAGCGTTGCCGTGGCGGTTGCCCAAGTCGCGGAGTAGTTCGACTTGAGCTTGCCGAACAACAGGCGGTCAGCGTTCGCAGCCGCGTAAGCGTTGCGGTTCGCAGCCGACGAGCTTGCAAGCGTGACAGTCGTGTCGCCAGTCGTGACAGCCGACAGCATAGCCGTGATGACATCGTCACGCAGCTTCTCCGCTTCCCACTGGCGCAGCATGTCTTTCGCCGCACCGTACAGGTCGATTTCAGTCTTGTAGCTGGTCGATTTCGGCACGCGCACGCCGTTCCTGCGCCAGTCGACGGAGATTGCGCAGTTGTAGTTGCCGAGTTCTTCTTCGGCGCCGTCGAGCATGGTTGCCCCGCTCACGCCCTGGCCGACCAGTTTCGTGATCAGCGGGATGTTGATGGTCTTTCCCGCTTCTTCCTGCAGCTCGTACTTGGCGATGATGATGGATGACGACGAGCGGCCCATGTACGGCTTGAAGCCGGACGCGCGGACATACTCAGCGTAGTATTGGCTGATCCACTTCTGCTTCTCAGAAGCAGAAGCCAGCATGACTTCTGACATTGGTTATCCTCTGAATAGGTTATCGAAAGCGTTGCCCGGTCCCGTAGGAACCGCGCCCGCTCTCGCTGCCGCTGGTCTTCCGACCACACTCGGCGGGGGTTGCTGTGACGATGGGGCTGGCGAGACGCCTTGGCCCTGAAGTTCAGCCAGTACCTGCGCGCGGATCTTCTCGGCTTCGCTCTTGCGCCACGCTTCCGGGTCTTGCCCGATCTCTGACATCAGCTTGTGCTGCTTGTGCCATTTGACGACAAAGTCGTATGGATGGATCTGGCCTTGCAGTTGCTGTTGCAGCATCGGGTTCTGACCGACAGCAGACAAGAACGCCTGTTGCGCCTCGCTCACGATGTCCTCGCCGTGGGCCTGTCGGGCCATCAGCTCGGATGTGTTGAGGCGTTCGTTGAAGGCGATCCGCTGCTGTTCAGCGAGCGCGTACTGAATGATCCCCGAAGGGTCAGTCGGTATCTGCTCGGGCTGTTGCGGTTGCTGGTAGCGTTGGAGCTGTTGCTCGAGGTCTATCCGCTTGGCAGTCTCGGCTTGTCGTTTGTCGCGCTCGTCTAGAAGCGCGGAGATGGGGACGAAACGCCCTGTTTCCGGATCGCGCGCCCTGCCATCGCCTTGCGGCTCGGGTTCGGGTGCGGCTGGCTTCTCGGCTTCGATGACCGGAGCGGATGGCTCAGGCGCAGGCGTTGCCGGTTCTTCAGCGTCCAGAAAGTTCAGTTTCTCGTCACTCATCGTTCGACCTTTCGTCGTCGTCACGCAATCGCCCGAAACAGCGGCGTCCTGTTTGACGCCCGATTGACCCCGGCGGCGGGTACGAAAAAACCCGCCTGATCAGGGCGGGTCTTGCATCTCGAATTGTTGCGAAGCGTTACGCCGCCATCAGCAGCAGGATCGCTTCGTCCTCGTCTTCCTGTTCCTGCGCAGCGCGGGCCAATGCCTCGGCGCGTTGCCGGTCGTATTGTTCAAGAGCCGCGACAATCGCGGCTTGCGTTCTCGCAAAAGCTGCATCCTGGCGCGCGATGATCTGCTGCGCTGCCAGCGGCGGAATTGCCGGCCGAGGCGTTGGCGGTTGCCAGTCGTCCCCGAAATCCTTGGAGACGGGCTCGGGCTTCTTCTTGCGGCGCTTCTTGTAATAGTAGGGGTCCTCGAAGCCGCCTTGTGAGCGCGATTGGACTTCCTCAATGCCTTCGCCTGACAGCGTCGCGGTGAACTCGGACAAGCCCGCAAAGCTGCCAGACATCGCGTTGGGATCGGTTGCAGTTTCCTGCCCGCCCGCCGCCTTGAAATAGAGCGCTTTCCAATAGTCGGCTGAGAAGAAGTTAGCCATCAGTCGAGACTGTACGTTATCGCGGTTCTGTTTCCGTCCGTGTCTACAGATGCCACGATGCGGTCTGCACCGTCAGCCACCGCGTTCCGTATCGTCACAGTCGCCGTCCCACCGCCGCTGATCTTGCCCGCCGTCGCCGCCGTCACCAGACGCAGCGCCTGCCTCAGTGTCAGGCCCGTCTCAACGTCTTCCTGATCCAGCAGGTAGGACGAGAAGCCCTGCGCCTCCAGTGTGATGGCCGGTGCAAATGAACCCGACACGGACCCCGTCGCATACCGGATCGCCTCAAAGCTTGCGACACCTGCAAAGGCCCCAAGCATGTGTCCGGTCGCCACGACAGCGCCTGAGAACGTCGCAGCGCCTGTGAATGATCCAACCGCACCCAGCGCCGCCGTGACGTTGCCTGTGAAGGCTCCGACACCAGCAAACGAGCCGACACCCGAGACGACAAGCTGGCCCGTGCCAGTGAACGTCGCCGCGCCATCGAACGTGCCGACGATATTCCGGCCCGCAGCAATCCCGCCAGACCAGCTTGCTACGCCGATGCTTTCCGAGTGGCTGGACAGGCCGCCAGGCTTCTGAGGCAGCATCCAGCTTGAGGGATGCAGGTGGCCGCTGGGGATGCCCGACTTGGCCGAATAGCCTTGAGCCGTGAAGATGTTGCGGCGCGGTCCCGCCTTGTTATTGTTTCCCTGAAGCGCAGGCGGATAAGCGTTGTTGCTCTGTGTCGCCCCGAAGATACGAACGCCCGCCGACGCGTCGCGGAAGCCGTTCTGAAGCAGCGCCATT